ATTCTCTTTCAATAGCAAACTGTTCTGCTGTCTTACCACTTCTTGATCTGAAGTTGGCCATAGTCTTATCAATCCATCTATCTATTTTAGAATTTGCTATGTCTAAATTTTTATTTCTATTAGTAATCTTACCGATTACTTTACCTACACCACCAAGAACACCTGTAAACAAGGCACCCTCTGTACCAAACTTAACTCTATTTAATATCTCTCTTGTAGCATCTGGGGATGTATCACTTCTATTAATTTCAGTTGGACCACCTAATAGATCTCCAAACGTTCCGGCTTTATCTACATCACCAATGAAAACACCTTCAGCTATACCTCCACCTAATGCACCAGCCATAAATGCTCTGCCTTTTCCTTTAGCAGTAAGCTCTAAAGCTTTGTCAGCAGCTTTAACTAAAGAGGGTTCAGCTACTCTAAATAAACTTTTATTTTGACCCTTAAGCATCGCAGTCTTCGCCAAACCACTTGCACTTTTAAAAGCTACACCACCCGGTACCCCAATATTAACTAGTAATTTTGTAATTTTTCCTGCAGCTGTTGCTTCTGCTTTCTCATCAAATTCTGTTAGGTCATCAAACCATGCTTCAACTTGAGCAGCCTTACCACTGTTGATTCCCAGGTCCATGATGCTTGCTCCCAGTGAAAAGAAACCTTTAGGTATACCAATAAGACCAGATGCTACACCGGAAAGCATTGATTCTATTGTACCTACTTTGTTGTTTGAGTCTGTGTCACCTACGTCAAATATAGAAGCCATTTAATCTCCTTAGGGTCTTGCTCTAGTTACATTACCATTTTCATCAATTTGAATAATTGCATCTTTTACTACGTAAATTCCTGGAGTCACTTGAGTACCTTTTTCTAAATTTTTTAATACTATACTTTCCATGAAAGATACCGCATCTCCGCCACTTTTAATATGTTCATCAACTTTTACAGTGTCAGCAATGTCAATTACATTCACATTTTTATCCATTAAAAAACCAGCAAGTTTACGACCCGATGCATTTTTATCATTTTTTGTTCTGTAAGCACTTAGCTCTTCGGCTAAAGTAGCACCGGCTAATTTCTTTTTATTTATATCAAGTGCTGATTGTTTATATTCTCTATCCAATGCCTTAGTTTCTTTATTCATTTCGTTTTCAATTTCACCTTTTGCAACAAGGGATCTTAATGCAGCTTCTGTGTCACCAACTTTATCAAATCTTTTACTTGCAGCCCCAGTTAATCTAGCAATTAAACTACCGTCTTTAATACCTTCCTTTAGATTTCCGTTGTCAGCTATAATTTGACTAGCATCGATTAAAGATTTGTACGCTGCATCTTTACTCATACCTTTGATGTCCATAATTTCTTTGTAGCTCTCCATCTTTTCCATTCTAGCTTTAGCTTCAGCTGCTTTAATTTCTTCTGCTGTTAATGCTTCTGGTTGATCTGCTTTTGGAGTTGAATACATTCCCGGGTCCCCTCCTCCTGGTACTCCAGACGTACCTCTTTTTTGATCTTTTCCTGGTGGTGGAGTGTCTCTTTCTTTTCCATCCGGCCACATGTAATAAGCTACACCGGCAACAATAGATGATGGAGCTGTCGCAAATCTAGCAGCTTTACCTACTAGACCTTTACTTGTAGGACTAAATATACCTTTACCAATTGCACCAATTGATTTTACAATTGGGTCTCTTCCTAAATAGTTAGGGTCAAATTTAGATGGATTCATGGTTACTGAGTTAGCTCTTCCTGAACCTTTTCCAAATTCTGATGCTGCTTGTTTTGCAGTTAATTTTGATCCTCTTGTAACTGAAGCTGGTGTAGTTTTACCAAAAATTCTTTTAGCTCCTTGAAGTAAAGGTCTACCATATCTTACTAAAGCTGGTGCTATTGCTCTAGCTCCTGCAGCTATACCCATTCCAATAGGGATTTGAACAACATGATTTTCTCTACCACCTGTTCTAGAAAATACATCATTACCTACAAGGGCCGCTCTTCTTGGTCCCTCGTTATTGCCCATCATAGAACCACCATTTCTTTTTGGTTCCCGGATCCCGTTCATAACGCCTTCTTTGATAGGTCCGCCGTACCTGAACATTGGTCTATTTAAAGTTCTCATAATTAGTCTCTTTTACCGTAAATTTGACCGAATAATCCTGCAACACCTGTAGCACCGGCTAATGCAGATGCATAAGGATCTGATTGTTGTTGGTCTTGATACTGTCCACCTGCAACACCACCAGCTAAACCAGTTAATGCATTACCATATTGTGAAAGTCTTCCGTAAGGTTCGTAAGCTCCAGTCCGTGCTTGTTGTTGGTCAGCTGTTAACTGAGCTTGATTGAATGCTTGATTAACTGAACCTAAAGATCCTAGTGCGTTAATATCTTGACCCATACCTTGTCTACCAAAGTCAGATAAACCAAACTGTTGATTCATTTGATTACCATATGCACCCGCTAATCCTTGGTTAGAAAGATTTTGTTGGTTCTGCATACTAAATAAATTTTGTTGATTGCCAAATAACTGTCCTTGGTTAGCAAAATTTTGTTGTGCTAATTGGTTAGCTTGACCATAACCTTGTTGTAACATTGAAGCTTGTAGTGCTGATCTATCTGCTAATGAATCTGCATTGTACTGACCCATCATAGCACCTTCTCTACCACCACCAAAATTTCCTGAACCAACTGCTGCATCTCTAATATTTTGTTGTCCACCTAATCTTGATTTATCAAATTCAGATAGTGTTGCATCAATTACTTGTGTTTGATACGGAGACATGAAAGGTTGATAAGCTTGTGCGCCTGTCATTCCAGCTTGACCCTGTGCTATGTTTCCAGCTTGATTTTGAAAAGCACCTAGCCCACCTACTGCAGTTGCAGCTTGTCCCAGAGCCCCGGCCCCTGATGTCTGTGCAGTTTGTGCTGCTTGTAAATATGGTTGATAAGAACCGACACCTTGTGTAGCAAGGCTTGCTGCTTGCGTTTGCATTGGATCTTGTCCAGCAACAAACTGTCTACCTGTAAAAGTATCTGTGTTAATAGGCGCTGAATAAGTTGCCTTAGCCTGCGTTGCGTAATCTTTTACTGCGGGTTCTAAAAATTCTCCTATTGCCATTATGCCATCCTTGATTGTAATGCTTGTTGTTGTTCATACATTGCTTGCGCTCCGTCTGGTTCTTCTATAATTTCTTCAGACATCATTTCTTCTCCACCACCTAAACCTTGTGACCCTTCTGAAATTTGTCCACCTTGTTCTAAATTATCCATCATGTTCTGCATAACTTCAGAACCTCTATCTATATCTCCACCGCCTGCGTTTCTTACAGCGTCTGCAGTAAATACAAATTCATTCTTACTTAATCTTGCAGGTACATCGTCAGCTCTTTCTTCGCCACCCATTGCTACAAAACCGCCTTCGTCTCTGTAATCTTTTTCTTGTCCACCCATGTCAATCATCTCTGATGCTTCTTCCGTGTCCATGATTCCACCACCTTCAGCGTAGTTCATTCTACCACCGTTAGCTGCCATCATAGTAGGTTGTTGCATACCTTGAGACTGTTGCTGTTGTTGCATTACTGCTTGAACAAATTCTTGAAAAGATAAATCACCACCTTTGTTTTTGTATTTTATAAATTCTGCTTGAAGCATTTGTTCAGCTTGCGCTTCTCCTGCTCCACCACCCATTGCTAGAAATGCTGTAGGCATTCTTCTGCTTTGACCTGCACCTGATCTCATAAATTCTTCTTCTTCATCAATAATTTCTCCACCCATTGCATAACCGGCTCTACCACCGTCAGCTGCGTAGAAGTTTTGATTAACATATTTTTTCTGTGGCATAAAATCTAAACCAACACCGGCATCACCTTTACCGCTATAAAAATTTCTTGCTCTTTGTGTAATTGCTGATGGATCCATTTGATCTATTGGACCATCGTCCTCGTCACCGCCACCCATAAACAGAGGGGCTAAACTTGCTGCACCTAAACCACCAAGAGCTAATTTACCCATGTTGAATTTACCTACCCCACCATTTATACCTTCCACACCTTTGTCTCTAAAAATATTTGAAAGACCCCCCATCATTCCAGAGCTTCCATCCATAAATCTTCCGGCAAAACCTTTAATACCCATGGGACCAAATTTATTTAATCCGTATCCTGCTGCTGCACCTAAAGCTAGTTTACCTAATGGACTCTTAGCAATTTTCTTAACACCACGAAAAGCTTTCTTAATGAAACCACCTAAACCATAGGCTTGTCTTGGATCATTAGGATCATACATTCCGGGTTGCATTTGCATAGGTTGTTGCATATTTGAAATTGGCATAAATTTTTCCTTAGTCTATTCGTTTTACTTTGTTTTACTGAACAAATCAAGAGCTGGCATGATAACATTCACATCTTGTGCCATTTCTTCTTGCTTAAAACCCTTAGCTTCCCAGTCTTTTCTCTCCTTAAAAAGCTCACCTGTTTCCTTGTGTCTATAAGTCGTCTCTACTTTTGCATGTTTTATTTCCATTAGTCTATTTTCTCCTTTTTAATGTTTAGATAACTGATAGCTATATCAAATGAATCTGTGTTACTTGATTGTATAGTAAAAGTTGTACCACCTTCTATTATTAATGGTTGTGTTAACAATTCTGTTGTGACATTTGCTGTTAAACCTATTGTTTTAATAGCTGTAATACTGTTGTTTATAACAGTCACTGTTGGGGTACCTGCAGATGTAACAAGCAAAGATTTAATAATTATAGTTTCATTGACTAAAGGATTACCTGCTCCAAATGGAGACAAAGCATTACCTGTTGTATCGTTATCTATACCCTTAAATTTATATTGGTTTACTACTGCCATTATTCCATGAAGAAGCTCTTAGCTTCTATCTCCTGTTTAACTTCTTCTTGAAAAGAAGTATTTAATTTTGTAATCACTGAGTCCAGATCCCTGACTAAAGATTGGAATGTTCTTTGTTCATATTCTTTAGATGCTCTAGTTAATGATTGTACAATTTTAGCCATTATAAAATACTTGCTAAGCCTCCGTTTTTAAAGCTTACTCTACCACCTACTTTATAGTTTACTCTACCACCAAAGAAGTATCCGACTCTACCACCTTTAGCGTAATCATCATAAAAACCTCCTGAACCTGCCTGTGAATTAGTCTGGCTTTCAGTATCTTGTTGTCCTCTCCCTCTATCTTGATTGTCTTGAGCTTGTTGAGGTGTAACACTAGGTGTGTAAGTACCATATTGATTTGATGAAGCTTGCCCTGTTGTATTGGTGTCGTAAGTAAATCCATCACTGTTAGTTGTCCCACTTGTTGTTGCAGCAGTTACTGCATCATCAGCAGCTTTAGTTTCCTTAGCAGCTTTAGTTTCTTTTTTCTTAGTAATAAATCTATTTATAACAGTATTCTTTTTATTCTTCTTTTTTTCTTCTTCTTCAAAATCATAAACCGTATCTGTTCTATCAGTTGCTGTACCTAATATACTTTCTTCTGATGCATCAAGAGCACTTAGTTTATCTTGCATTTGATTGTATTTATCTTGATCAAATTTAGAAGAATTTTTATTATATTTATCAAATTTTCCTAGACTGTTATTAATAGTATTTCTTCTTTTTTCAAAAGTATCTGCATCTATTTTATTGGCATTATATCCTGCCATAATATTTTCAGCTGTATTATAAGCACCATCGCCTTGAACAATCTGTCCAATGTCATTAACCATTATACCCTGACCAGCTAATTCATTTTCCATTATCGCTCTTCGGTTAGGTGGGATATAAGGACCTATTTGATCTCCTAAAAATCTTGCAACCCCTGCTCCCGGAATCATGCTCATAAGACCTTCTAGTTTTGATGGTGGTGGTTTATTAAAATAATTTTGGTTCATGTCCATTTGTTTTATATCTGCTGTACTAGGATCAGAACCGTATTCTGAGAACTGTCTGTAATCATAGTTAGGTCTATACTCTCTATTTACTATTGAATTTGGATCTGGATTGTAAACACTAAAATCATTACCATTGTTATTAAAAGCATTTGTATTTGTTATTCCACCCGGTACCGGTGCTACAGGATCTGGTGCTACAGGTAAATTATATGGGTTCTGTAAATATTTTTGTTGTGGAATATATTTAAAACCGGCGTCTCTTATCTCTTGGTCAGTAGCCATTATCTCATTCCCCCTGGTGCGATGTCCAATCTAAAGGTACCTAGTTTCCAATCTTGATTAGTCCCTGTGTTAGAAACTTTTAATGCAACTGATCTAGCTCTAACTCTAGCACTTTTAAAAGTAGTAGTTGCATCGATTGCAAAATCTGTAGTGATTGGTGTACTGTTTGGATACATTCTAGTTGTAAAACTAACTTGAGTATCCCCTGTTTGGTTTATAAAATCTGGTATAAATCTACTTATTCTCATAACGTATTCACCGTCTCCTCTAATATCTGGTGTACCTACAGTCTGACCTGTATTACTTCTTTTCTGAGTAATATCAAAGTCACCTGATAAAATATTTGCCTGTATGGGTGTAACAACACCACCGGCATCAACTTGATCAGTCCCTGTTTCCTGATTATAGTATATAGTAATACCATCCGTATTACCAGTAACATCAGTTGAAGCGTTGTCGTCACTATCGTAGAAAGTTGCATGAGGTCTATTAAATACAGCTGAATCTTGCCACGCTGTTCTTGGTACCCCGACTTTTCTACCGCTTACTGTATTCATTCTAGCTGTGGTCCATATAGGACGTTCAGCTGATGAATCTAAATAGTTATATGTCACAACTCTATCCACAACATCAGAGCCTTCACTACAATATGACCAGTTAATTTCACCAAATAAATTATTTAAACCACAATTAATCAGGTCACGAGAGGTGTCATTAATACTATCATAAACATAATCTTCAACAAGACAAGGCATAGATTTTAATTGACCATCATAAGTAAAGAAACCATTTTCAGACATCCAATAAGAAGAACCATCAACTTCAATACACGCATTCTTTCCAAATAACCCACAGTTAGTCCCTACTTGTTGAAATGAGAAAGTAAAAGGAGCTCCTACGAATTGCATTAAAAATAATGCTGTATCAGTCCAAACATAAATTGCATCCCTACCTTTAATAGCTCCCATAATTTTAGAGCCATCAGCTAGTCTTTGAGTACCTGCAGTATTCTCAGCTCGTACTGTATACGAATCTGTTTGATCAATACTTTCCTGATCAGAGAATCTAATAAACATATCATCTTGAGTAGTAGGATCTCCAACAGTAGTCTCTGTTCCAAAAAATACTAAGTGTCTGTCTGGAGTTGAAACTAAGACATGACGTGACGCTGTTGGTGCATTAGGAAGAACTGTCGCTCTTATAGTAACTGCATTTGTAGCTGATGCATCCCATTCAAAACATTTTCCATTATAGATTAATGCAATTAATTTTGTACCGTAATTATCTAACACCCATAATCCTGGATTAATTGTAAAGTCAGTAGAAGATGGGTCACCCCATCCAGCATATCCCGTAACATTGGTAATTGTAGTTCCTGCGGTATGTGTTGCAGCGGTTGTCCCGTCAACCCCTCTTGCTCCGCCGGTTAAAGTATTTGTAGTTGTGTCATTATTTGTATAGGTAATAAATTCACTATCAATTTGTATTGTCCCCGAAGCCGGAAACGCTGAGCTACTGTTTAAAACTATAGTTGTTCCCGTAGTATCTGTTAAAGCTGTTTGTAATGTAGTTGTTGCAGGTCCAAGTGTGATACCACCAAATAATCCTGTCCCAAAACCATAGCCCCCAAGTTGTTGAGAAGGTCCAACACTGTAGTAACAAAGTATAGAAGCTGATCCTGCAGTACTTAAAGGAGTTAAAGCCTCATTAGTATCCATTGTAATTGTAAAAGTTGTTGTACTCGGGATAGATGTAACCATGAATTTATTATCTTCAAAAGTTGCATTAGTAAAAGTAGACCCGGTCAATCCAGAAACACTATCAAACATTACAATATCGTTTTCTAGTAAACCGTGAACACCACTAGTTGTAATAGTTACGGCTGGTTGACTTGCTATACTTGTAAAATTAGCACCTGTTAGTGTTGTTCTAATTGGGTGTATATCATAATATACACCTCCTGAATAAACATATAAAATTCTATTAGTTCCTATTGCAGCATATTTAATACCTGCATTATCATCCCAGTGATGTATTGCTCTTGCAGCTCCAGTAAGTTTATCATCACCTAACTGAGCCCAACCACCTATTTTTTCAGGAGAACCATATCTAAATCTAACATTATCACCATCAAACCATTGACCTTCGGCCCCGGTTTCGGTGACTTGTTTATT